GGAAAGACGGCAAATGTCCGGACATTGTCATTGCCAAAATGTATGCAAACGAAGAAGAATTATTGATGGATAATGACCGAGAGATCTACTTTGACCAGAAATACGATACCACCGATTACGGATTATTGGAAAAATACGAAACAGCGATGATTCAAATGTCTAGTGAGGATTTCTTGACCTTTCTAGTAGGAGAACTAGAAAAGAAGATGCGTTTAACGAATAAAGAGGCTGCGAATCTTGCCGAGACACTCATTACCGGTTTCAAACATGTGGAATCCGGGCAATACGCGATTATTCACCAAGCCACCGCAGAAGGCGAATATAGTTTCGTCTATTACCAAAGAAAAAACAATCAATGGGTACTAGATACAGAATTAACTGAAAAAGGAGTTCAAACGGACGACCCCAACGTTCTTTGTAACCTAGAAAAATCCTGTATTTCTATGGTTACCGCGAAGCCCAATGACGATGGACATTGCGAACCGGTCGAAGTGAACCAATTGCAATTGAAAGAAAATCTGGTGAAAAATATGTTGGGGCAATTCGATCAACAATATGAATCGTCCCAATTGAATTTAAAACGAATGTTGACAAAGACCTTTCTTTATTATCAAGATATTCTACCTTTATGGATACGTATTCAGCAGATTCAATGGTTAGCAGCAAATCAACAAAAATACCTGATTGGGTTAAAAATAGAAAAAGAGGGGGAAGCTACAACGCATACACATCTGGTCTCTCCTTATGCAAAGTTACGCGATCTCATCTTGGGTCAACAGGATTTTGTCAAAAGACAAGGCGACATTTTGCGATTTGTGCAAATGTATACAAGACAAGCCTATACCGATATTACGGGTGCTTCCGGAGAGAAAGAATCCGTCCATTGGCTTTATTGTTTGGAAACCAACACCAAATTGTTGCCTATTTTTTTGAACACCTTGGCATCTACTTGGGTAAATGAACCACAGAATTACTTATTGACAATCGAATTATTGATCAAAGAAATAGGTGCGTTGAGTGATGACGGCGATTCGTGGGTAGATAAATATAGTGGATACGTGATTTGTAAAGAGGATTATTCTACCGATGAAGGATTCGATGAAGGGTTCCGTGTTTCAACACGAGCGGTTCTGGAAGAAGACGTCGAAGACAAAATCCGGAATTCACTTTTGGAAAATGGAGTTGGAATCAGCGATAAAGAGAGAAGATTGGTTCAAAATACGCCGGAAATGCGGATGATTAATAATGTAATCAATGCTATTTGTACGGCGATGGGAATTTCTCTCGAATCCGATAAAGAATGGATGATTGGAGAAGTATCCACGCTTTTGAAGAATACGGTACCCAAGGAATCGGTTTATCAAACGCAAGTTCTGGAAATGTCGAAAAAGGGGAAAACCATTCCTTCTTTCAAAGAATTGTACAATACTTTGTTGCTTTATTATACCTTGGGTATCTTGTTAATAGGTATTCAGACTCGTATTCCTTCTATTCGAACAAGGCGTACTTTCCCCGGTTGTATTCGGTCTTTTACCGGGTATCCGCTAGAAGGTGCGGGGGATTTGAGTAGTATTCAATACATTGCTTGTATCGCATATAAGATTCGTTCTTCGGCTGAACCGTGGTCTGTACTCGCCAAGAAAAAAGAAGGAACTATTGCGACGACGTTGAAAGATACCGTGGATAAATACATCCTTGGTCTGGATATTACGAAACGAAAAACACAGGAGAAAATGGAGTATTTATTAATGGATGACGAGGGAAGAGGGGTCGAAGAGGAATACGATATTCGTCGATGGACACAATTCTTACCTCCTTTGAACTCTTTCAACGTGGTAAAAGGTTTACAGCCAGTATCTACGGAATTCGAAAAGACTTTGTTACAAGAGATGAAAAGCGGGTCTTCGTTACAACGATAGAAAATCGGTGTAATGGAGGGGAAAGTGATTCTTTTTTCTCTCGCGATTCAACAACGTATCAATGAAATTGTACAAAAGAAGGACGTCGTGTTGCGAAAAATGACCAATGAGCCTTACTTGGAAAACGCGTGTTGTAATGAGAGATCGGGAGAGGAATCAAGAATTACGACGTTGGATTATTTTGAAAAGGAAGATTCGAGCATTGGACAATACAATCAAATAGTTGCACGTTTAACGAATGTGTTCCAAGATATTTTCTTTTATTCCAGCGCCTCTTTACTTTATAGTCCCTTTAATACGAAAAACGTCTATCCTCCTGTCGATATGAAATTCAGTGAACGAACGATTTATCAGGCGTTCATTGAATTCTGTCATTTTCAGAGTTTGCGTCCAATTCCTGAAGATTTGATTCCTTTATGTGTGGATAAACCGGACAAGGATTTATTAAAACCGGGTGAAAACTTGACGGAAATCATTACAAAGTTGAAAAATGATGGACGACATTTCACCTATGACAATTTTTTGCGGTTGTTACAAATGGTAAGTCGTAATCGTATTATTCCGATGGAATTGGAGCCGGTTTTAATCACGAGTATTCAACAGATGCGTGACGTTGTTGAGATTATCGAAGACCAGCCGGAAGAAAGGGAAAAAGAAAAGGATTTAATGGCTGTATTAATACCTTTATTGGATACATATGATTTAGGCGCGGAATCTTCCAAGACAGAAGTGCGAAATCTAAATAATTATTTGTCAAAGTCTTTGGATTCGATGAAGAGAGAATTGGTGGATTTTATCAATCGAAACAAAGGCGAAAATGTAACCAGAAATCGAATGAGAACAGTGACTGAAACGATTCAAAAGATTTCATTATGGGAAATAGGCGGAGAAGAGGATCCTAAGAAGGAGAAAAATATCTATCGTATCTTGGAGTTCTATAAAGAATCCATTGAAAATATGATTCGCGTTTTTCCGTCGATCATTCAGCACCGTATTCAATACCAGAATATACCTGTTCCGAATTATTGGGGACTTTCTCAAAGCCATAAGGGAGATATTGTCAAAGCCGTAAGCGAGTATTATGAGGGATTACGTGAATTCTACGATGTACCTTCCTTACGTATTTTGCTGACGTCTATCCCTGAAGAAGCAGGAACGATTGAATTATTGGCACAAAAAACTCCTTGTTTTTCCAGTGAGACGAATGACAAAAAGGAAAAAAGTAATACGAAGATTTTCGACGAAAGAACAAGCAAGATGCTTTATGAATACTATTTCTTGAAAGTATTCCAGACGTATATTCAGTTGACGGATGACAATCGAATGATTGTGGTGGAAAACCGGGATTTAATTGGTGTTCCTGGTGCAAATATAAATAACGGCGCATACAATGAACAGGTTTTGAATGAGCCGATTTATACAACGGATTTTGTCGAAGAAGTACAGATCAATTTGGATAGTATAAATGAAACCAATACTTGGGCCAAGAATTCCCTCTTTATCGGAAATAAAAGAGAATTGAAAAGAAGAACGTGTGATTTATTGGTTGTCTTTTTAGAGATTTTCCAAAAGAATAAAGAAATGATCGATGTTTCTTATCAGAAAATTCAAGATAGGGTTTTTCAATTGAGACAAAGAGAGAAGGATTCCATTACGGATCGCTTGAAAAGTTTTACGGATGAACAGCGTGATGTGGATACTTTGTTGAAAATCAATAAACTCGGTGATTGGGGAAAAGGTTTACAGAAGGGACTAACTGTTTATGTGAAGGAGAATTATGATGAGGAACGGGAATTCCGGGAACAAATGGTTCAGTATGAACGCGATTTTAGTCGTAATCGACGGTCTGGACAACTTGAGGGAGAGAACTTGGAGGATTATTTGGAACAGATTGCCAGAGACGAGGATGCTGAAAAAGAGGCTTATGATATTTCGAATATGACGGAGGATTATATGGATGGGTATGAGCCGGATGGTTTTGAAGAGGAGGAGAATTACGAGGATTATCAGTAAGGGGAACCTAGGTTCCCCTTTGACCCCTCCTCTAGACATTTTTTGCTCCACTTTTTTCTAAAAAGTGGATTAAAAAGTGGATTTGGATTTTGACTTAAAGATAATTTTTGGATGTAATTATCTTTTAAATGCGATTCTTACCCGTTATTGCTATCATTGCTTCTTTCTTTCGCTCCGTTTTTTCAGAGGGTGTGTGTAATTCACCTTCGAATAGTACGACCAATGGATGCATTAGTTTCTTGGTTAGTTCAGGAACAGGATGTGCTTGGATGTGTAGTTATTGCGCGAATCAATTAGGAACCAACAACTATTATTTCACCGATAACGTTTGTACTTACCAGGAAGGTGTAGGATGTGTAGGAAATCCAATCGCTGGAAAGACCTATACGTGTTGTTCATCCACTTCCACTTTTTAGAAAAAAGTGGAGCAAAAACAACTTTTTTTAACGTAATAAAAACGTAGTAAAAACGTAGTAAAAACGTAGTAAGAAAAAGTTGGGCAAATCTATTAAGAATTTTATTAAGAGATTTTTGCTCCACTTTTTTTTAAAAAGTGGATATATAAAGAACAAAAATGAAGAACCAAATTCATCGATTTGTTTATGAACATACTACTTTAGTATCTATTTTATTATTCTTAATACTCTTTGGATTCATCCAATGGATGAAACCTGCTTTCCTTTATAATCAAGACGGAAGTATTCGGGAATTCGGTATTGGATACCGTAACAAAACCATTTTACCTATTTGGTTACTTTCTCTCGTTTTAGGTATTTTATGCTATCTTTTGGTTTCTTATTATTTGTTGTATGTTTCCACTTTTTAAAAAGTTTTAATGATCACCTAAAAGAATTCTTTTAGGTCATCTCAGATTTACATATACGGTTTGCGTGACTTTCTTACGTAATGTCCTTTACGATGAAAGACTTTACTTCCCTTTTTGGTAGTAAAGTTTTTTCTACCTTTACGAGTTTTTGACGCAGATCCCTTACGGAAACTGTAAGGACGATGGGTCTTTCTTACGTAATGACCTTTAAGGTGATATACCTTATCACCTTTTTTTGTGGTATAGTTTTTACGACCAGGGCGGGTTTTGGAAGGAGTTCCTTTACTTTGTTGAAAAAAAACGTTCATATATATATCCACTTTTAAAAAAAGTGGAGCAAAAATCTATTAGATATTTTTACCAGAGATTTTTACCTAATCAGAAAGTGTATACGTCTGTTTTTGTGTTTCATCTTTTTGTTCCTGGTTCGTTTGTTCTTGTTCCTGGAATGCCTTATATTTGGCCTCCATAGTCGCTGAATTCGCCCGACATCCATTGACCGCCATTTTATATTGAACAATACAAACCATCAAAACACCTGTGTAAACATACCACATCGACTCTCCGATAACATCCTTCGTTACAACTAAATCAAACAACTGATTCCGAATTTCTTGGGAAGCAGGTGAATTACCCTGGTATTGATCTTTAAACAAAGGTTGAAGTAAACCCCAATACTCCGTAAAATTTGTCGGTACCAATTGATTGACTAAAATCGAGGTATTTCCACAAATCTTGACAATGGCATCCGCCGCCGCTTCCAATTCATGTTTCTTATCCGTGTTCCCTTGACTAGCCGTATCGATTTTCCCCGATAATTTCGGGTCTACGAGTAAATTCGTCAATAATTCATTCGCTTTTCGGGATACATAAAAGTATCCGACCACATTCGAAAAAGCGGATTTTAATCCAGGAAAAGCGACTATCAGAATCAAAAGAACACCAAAAACCAAAAACCAATTGAAAAAGGTAATAGAAGCTGCTGCTCCTAAATTCTCGCTCCAACTTCCTCCACAAGTGGAAACCAAAATACTACAATTAATGACAAACTGAACCAAAATAACCAATAAAAAATAAATGCCTAAAGAAGTCAACTTTTGTTTTTCGTATTTGATATAAGCATCTCCTTGAACAATTGTATCATATACTAATTTTGGCCGAATGGCTAAAAAATACAACACGGTAGTCAATATGAAAAAAAGAATGTTTAGAAAAGAATTCGAGATCATTTTTATAATAGAATAAATAAAAAAAGAAAAAGAAAAAGAAAAAGAAAAAGATTCTTAGATTATTATTAGATTATAAATCAAGCTTTTTTCTTATTCTTATTTCTTTTTTATTTTTAAGTATCTGGATCATTCGATTACACTTATCATTTATTATCTATGTAATAAATAGTATTTCTTTCACATTTCAATTATGAGTTATTTTGGTTCCTATGGAGGTGAGACTCCTATTCCTAAGCCGAGTTTAATCGAACCAGGCGTCAAATATTTTTTACGGGAAACCTTGAAACAATGTCACAACTTCAAAGAAAAATATCATAATTTTCTATTCAATGTAGGCCTCTTTTTGGCTTTTTTATTTGTAGTAGGATTAATCTTATTGTATAAATACAAGGGTCGTTTAACTCCGGTAGAAAGAGAACAAAAAACGAGAGAAAAACAGCAATACATTCTCTCCAAAATCAAAACGTTTCAAGAAGCCAAAAAACAAGCCCATCAAGAGTTAATTACTGGACTACCGAATTGGGAGAACGAACACGACGAAATCCGGCAAAACCAAAAATTATATTTGTAAACCGATAAAAAGTATAAAATAGATTCTATCGATTATAAAAATGGTGAAAATTTATACTATAGTAAAAGATGAAATCGATATTGTAAAAGATTGGATTGTTTACCACGGGTGTACATTTGGTTGGCATAATCTTTATATCATTGACAACCTTTCCACGGATGGAACGTGGGAAGCTATCAATGAATTTCGCGATTTAGGTATTCATTTATATAGGGAATCCGATTATTCAAAGAAAGGTTTTTATATGGGAAAACTAATCAGAGAGTTTTCTTGTAACCCAAATGATCCGATTGCTTTTCCCATAGATATCGATGAATTTATTGTTTATTACGATCACCGAACAAAAACCATTGATTTAAATAAAAAAATGATTCAGGATTACATTCAACATTTACCAGAAAGTAGAGTCTATAAGGCAAATTATATTGTTCCGTATATTAGTAAAAAAGAAGGATACCACAGAGCACCGGCAGAAGCCGATTATGGATATTACTATGATTTAGGAAATAGGGCGAAATCTTTTATCCATACCAAATATTTTAGAGGGGAGATTGATCACGGAAATCATATAGAATGCGACGATTACTTATCTACGAATATTCATTTGATCCATTATCATCATCGAAATGTTCAACAATACAAAAAAAAAATTAAAAATAACCTTCTTGGTTTAGGATATCCTATCGATTTATCCTTTTTAAAAAATTTATTAGCAACCAATAGAATGTGTCAAGGGAATCATCACGTTAGCAATGCTATTTCCATTCTGGAGAATACTTTTGAATTCCCGTATGATAAGAATGAAATCAATATCCACGACGCTATTTCTCTCACACCTCTTAAAAAAAAAATATTAGGAGAATATTCTTAACTTTTTTTATCGTTTTTATCGTTTTTATTATTTATATCGTTTTTTTACCTATTATAAATCTACGGAATATATAAGAGTTGTCAAATGGCTACGCAGAAACAACCTTATTCTTTCAAAGAAGCCATTCAGGAATATTTCAAATTAAAAAACAAATATGACACAATGATTCAAACCGAGGTTCAACGAATTAGTCGAAATAATGATCTTACGAAAAGGGAAAAACGTGTAGAATTCAAGAGTTTTCGACCCAAATGTATCAATTGCCAACGTCCTGTAGGAACCCTTTTTTCTTCCAAGTTCGACAAAGAAAAAGATTATCGTATATTATCCGCTTTTTGTGGTGACGTCGTAAATCCGTGTGATTTAAAAATCGTTATTAATGCAGGTAGAGGTGTGGAATCTTATTTAGAGATCATTCAAGATGTCGAAGATACATTAAAAGAGGAAAAAAATAAGTTAATTCGGGATAAAAACAATCTTTTGTTCGGCTATATTACGACCGAAGAAGCCCTGGAACATTTTGATGTTTTAAAAAAGGATATTACTGGATTAACAAACTCATATACCTTTCATTTAGAGGAATTTAACGATATTACCGATAATCCTAAAAAAAAGGAGGAAATGGATTTGAACCAAGAAACAGCTTATCAATTAATTCAAGAAATCAAGGGTCTAATACAAAAATTTGACGGGGTTGAAAATATATCCTTTATCAATGACGCAGTAGAAATTTACGTAAATCAATTGCAACCGTTGCTTACTAAATTGAGAAATGAAAAATACAGTACCAATCGCGTTGAATGGGAAGATCAAAATAATTCTTATTCTTTGATTCAGGAAAAATATAATTTGACCGATATAGAATCGGCCTTGGTCTTACCTGAAGTTTTGGAGTTTGATTTAGGAACCGGAAATAGAGTAAATCGTTTACAAACAAGAAAGGCGAGAGAAACCATCAATGTCGATTCCAATAAAAACAAAACAAGGAAAAATCGATCGATTGTGGAATCAGTAGTTGATGTTGTTTCCAATGTTTTTTCAGGAGGGGATATAGAAGAAACAGAGAATGAAGAAGAGGATTTATCTGAATCTGAATCCGAATCTGATTCTGATTACTAAAAATAATGAATTAGACAAAATCACTTAACCTTTTACTATGAATGTGCAAGTTAAAAATCGGTATTTCTTCTTCCTGGTACAACAAAAAAGGTTTTTTAATCTTTTCTTGGTTCTCATTTGAAATAGTTTGGTTTTTCCAAATAATGGAATATTCATTGTATTTAATAATACAAGTTTCATTCACAAAACCGATTGTATCTCTTGAATCATTCATAGGATCAATCCCACCGATGTACTGACCTATCGCAGCAGCGTCAAAAATCATCTGAAATTTTTCATAATTTTTTGTGACGAATTTGATTTCTTCATCGTTTTCATTTGGTAAAGATTTAAAAATGGGAAAATGGTCGATTAGTCCAGTTTTCAATTGAATCTGACGAAAATTCATCATATCATTTTCGTTTACATTGTAATGATCCAAAATTTGTTTGAAAATGGTGTGATTCGGAATAAAAACAATACTCGCAATATTTCGATGGAAACAATCAAAAGGAATGTATAAAAAATCAGATGAAAGAGCCGATTCCAGGATGCTACAAGGATAATAAATAAGTACATCATTTTCTAAATGAATGACGTTTTCAATCGAATGTTTTTTCATACATTCATAAATAACAAAAAAACGATAAGAAGTTAATTTCCAAAATCCATTTCGAAAACTCGAATTCAAAATTGATTTTTGATTGAATTCCAAAGAATCGGGTAAATCTTCCACAAAATAAAAGGTTATATAATTGTTTTCTGGCTCTTCTTTATTCGTATATTTTTCAAAATGAGTCATTAAATGCTTATTGGTAATAATATAAATCTTTTGTTCCAAGGGATGTAATTTTATTAATTGATCTATGTTGATCAATATATAATCCTGGAAATTTTCCAAACAGGTTAACAAAATGTTCATACTTATTTATACTTATTTATACTATAAACCAACCTATTTAGATATATTTATATCTAAATAGTATTATATTTGACTACTAACAAAAATGGAAAGAGAGATTCTAACCGGTGAAAAAATACAACAAATGGCAGATATTTATATTGGAAATAAAGAAGACTTTTCCTTCAATCCATTTATTTATCAACAAGAAGAAAAACATTGTCCTTTGGATAGTATAAACGAAACATTTTCCAATCCACCCATTGTTTTTTGCTATTCACATTGCATTTATTCACTCACAGAAAAAATTCATCTTTTCAAAAACGATTTTGTTTTATTAACACATAATTCTGACGAAAATATAAATGACTGCCTTGAAGTCAATCATTTATTATCTTATCCCCAACTGAAAAAGTGGTTTTCTCAGAATGTATGTTTTTCTCACCCTAAATTACATTATTTACCTATTGGACTTGCGAATAGTCAATGGCCTCACGGCGATTTGTCTTTTTTCAAGGATAAAAACCTGGATGATCCCTTTATAAAATCGGAAAAAGTATATTTTCATTTCAACATTTCTACAAATCATTCTAAAAGAACGGAATGTTACGATATATTGAAAGATAAAATTCCTTTTTTATCACAAGTTACCCCAAGTGAAAATTTAGAACGATTACAAAAGTATGAATTTTGTATCTGTCCAGAAGGAAATGGAATAGATACTCATCGATTTTGGGAATGTTTTTATTTAAAAGTGATTCCCATTGTTGTTGATAGTCCTTTTGTCCAAATCTTGAAAAAAGAAAGGGTTCCTATTCCTCTAGTAATTTTAGATAAATGGGAAGATTTTGATGAATCTAATTTACAATATACTGATTTCTCTTTTGATCATTTAGAAATTTATCTTTCGGATTTTGAAAAAAAAATACGTAATACAATAAAATAAAGCAAAACAAAACAAAAATAAATGGTTTGGTAGAAAGAAAAATCTCTTTATTCTTTATGATACTCGATAACATTTCTTTACCTATTTTTCTTATTAGTTTTGCAATTGGTTTGTTTTTTACCTACGTAATGGGTCCTGATATGAAAGTAGTACACGTTTATCCTACCCCTGAAAATGTAAATCGAATCTTATTTAAGGATAATGCCGATAACTGTTTTCAATTCAAACAAGTGAATGTAGAATGTCCCCAAGACAAAAGTAAAATCAGTACAGTGCCTATTCAATAGTAAGGGAGACATACGTCTCCCTTATGATCCCTTCCTTGAAATATTTTCTTAATATATTCTTTAGTAAGGGAGACATACGTCTCCCTTATGATCCCTTCCTTGAAATATTTTCTTATATTTTCTTAATACATTCTTTTAGAAGTCAGGAATTGTTTCTAGAGGAGGGGGTAAGGGGCAGTCCCTCACCCTCTGGGTGAGGGCGTAGTAACCTAGGTTCCCCCTATTTTTATCGTATAATATATTAAGTAACGTAACTAACTTATTATATCTTATGTTTCGATTTAGTAAATTTCTTCATAGTCAAAATGGGAAAATTATAATGTCGATTCTTTTAGGATTTGGTCTTGCCACCCTTTTTCGAACCGTATGTAAAGATAAGAACTGTATCCTTTTTCACGCTCCGCCTTTAGAAGAAATCAAGGATAAAATCTATCAAGGTTCAGATAATAAATGTTATAAATATGTGGCCCAATCTACCAAATGTGATCCAAAAAAGAGAATCTTGTCTTTTAAGGGTGACGAGTATCATTAACCTACTGCGTTTTTCTTTTTATCAAGAATTCTTTACCCATCTTAATGAGTGATACGACGAACATTATGGATTTACCTACCGATCCTGCCGGCGGTGGAAATGTATCCAATAATATATCCTTGTCCGTAACCGAAAATCCAAACCAAGGTTCTACTCAAGGACAAATGGGAGGTCCAAGTCCAATGAATTTAGACCAAACTACGATCAATCAAATCGTCAGTGGACTTCAGCAAGCAAGCGCCACAGGAGCAACTCAATTACCATCTCGTAATATTCCTCAAATGACCGCTCCTTTGACTCAAGATCCGGTTATACAACCCAATTATATTCCTCCACCTCCCATTTCTACTCGCGATTATATTCACGATTCAGAATATGAAACCAATGAAGAAATCTTGAGAAAATATAACAAAGGCGTCTCTCGAGAGAATACATTGGATGACGTCTATAGTGAAATTCAAAATCCGCTTCTTTTGGCCGTTTTGTATTTTCTTTTTCAATTGCCTTTTTTCCGAAAACTTTTGTTCAAGTATTTCCCAGGGCTTTTTCAGAAAGACGGGAATTTCAATTTAAGTGGATTTGTCTTTTCTAGTGTTCTTTTTGGTCTTGTTTATTACTTGGTAGAAAGAGCTCTTTTCTTAAGATAAAACTATGTCTCCACTTCTCCCTTCTAGAATAACTTTAACTGCGTATTGGATTAACATTTCTCTTCCCTTTTTATTTTATACCTCTCTCCGGGTCTATAAAATAAAATACACAACCAAAAATGTTTCAAAAAATGGTGGAAAAATTAATTAATCATTTACCTACCGATTCTGAAAAAATCGTTCTTGATCTAGTATTGGAAGGCGGAGCTTTCAATGGTAGTTATATGTTAGGGATCTTGTATTTTTTAAAGCAAATGGAAAGACAACAAAGAATAGAGGTCCGTAGAATTTCCGGGGTCAGTATTGGCGCTCTACTCGGTCTTGTTTACCAATTAGATTGTCTCGACTTTTCCGTCTCCTTTTATAAATCTCTTTACAATCATTTAAAAAAAACCAAGGATTTGACCATTGTTCATACGTTTTGCCAAGAAATTAAGCCCTTTTTAACAGAAGATTTTTACTTGAAAGCCAATGGTCGATTCTTCCTTTGTTACTATGATTTTAAGAAAGGGAAGAAAATCGTCAAATCTACCTTCCAAAGTAATCAACATCTTTTAAATTTAATTCTTCGATCAAGTTATATTCCTTTTATTTGTGGTACTTCTGGTTTTTATAAAAACCAATATGTCGACGGACTCTTTCCTTATGTCTTTAAGCAAAATAAAAACAAGATATTATACGTCAATTTGTCCAACTATGATAAAATATTTGGGATGTTTATCATTAAAAACGAGAAAAACAATGTCTTACGTATTTTAACGGGAATTTTGGATGCTTATTCTTTTTTTGAGAAAAAAGAAAAAACGATGATGTGTACTTATTTGGATCAATGGAATATTATCGACCATTCGACTCTACTCATTAAACGATGGTTAGAAAAAATATTTTTCTGGAATTTCTGGTTTTTTTATTTATTGGAACGTTATGTATTGGACGAAATGTCCCATACTTTTTTCCATAAACTTTTTTACCGATTATTACATCGGTTCAATAAAAATATAATTGAATGGTACTGTATTTAAGGGAGTCTCCCTTACCCTTCGGGTTCCCTTCCTTGAGGTTTCTTTTGGTTTCTTTTGGTTTCTTTTGGTTTCTTTTGGTTTCTTTTGGTTTCTTTTGGTTTCTTTTGTTTTTTATTAAAATATCTAGCCTAATTATATAGATGTCTGCTTTTGGAACGCAAAGTAATTCTTATGGTCAATTCTGGTATGGAGGAAGTAAATTCCCTGGATTTTTTTTCAAGAAAAACACTGGCGTAGGAGCCAGGAGAAGTACGAAAATGGGACCTGGTGGAAACATTACGTGTAACAGTAATACCTATATTTACAATAAATACAAACCAGGAACGGGAGGTGTAGGAGCTTCTTCGATTGCCAATCGTAGAGCAAAAAATAGACTTGCCACTGTTTGTGAAGGTCCCCAATGTTTCCCTTGTTATCCTACTCTAGGTCAATACAATCATTCCACCAATGTGAATGGCTTTATACCGTGCCCTAAATAAAATTAAAAATACTTCTTTTCCGTGTTTTTTTCGTGGAAGACCGAATTTTCATTGTTTTTGATTTTTTCTCTCCAGGACGATAATTCAAAAACCATTCTTCGAATTCCTTAGTGCCTCTTTTTGCCGAAAGTTCCTTGTATTTCTTTGCCTTATGCGCGCGCATCTCTTCCACCGACTCTTGATGTCCATAGCAAATAATACTGAATCGTTTTAATAACCCCTTTTGTTCCAGTCTGTTTTTCCGTTGGATATCAAAGAGAAATTGCGACATACACAAAATACGTTCGGGGTCATAATAAGGACGATCGGCATATAAAAAAGCCAAGTAAAAACTCAACATCGTATCAATAGTAGCGATTTTCACTTTTTCGCCATTTTGTATTAATACGTTGTAACTATGACACGCAACCGGTTGATAAACAAAAGCAATCGTGTTTTTTCCCACTTTAATCTCGTAATGAAGTGGAATCACTTCCCCGATAGGTTCTCTCTTCACGATTTTTACATTCGTAATGCCGATATCTTCCAAATGTTCCTTGACAATTTCCGCGGTAGTAAGCGGATCTTTAGAGAGAACATCAAAGTCAGGAATATGTTCGACCTTTTTCTGAATTGTTTTGGGCATATATTGTGCGTATTGGGAAATAGCGTAGCCACCGAAAAAGACAACGCCTTGATGGATAAAGGTTTCTTTGACGGTTTCATAAATATCCTCTGATAGTGCCTTTTTTTCAGCTGACGGTGATGTTTTGTTTGTTGTTGAAAGAGTTACCATACTTGGTGTCGATGTTTCATTACTTGTTAAGGAATCGCCTCCGGCGAAAGCGCGTTGAAAATCGACGTGTTTACATTCCTCGTTTTTCAAAGGATACGCCTTATTAATCAGCATCAGACGTTTCAATACTTTTTCCCATCGACTGGTATCGCCACTTGGTCGTGATAGTTCTAAAAACATTGACATTTTCAGAAAATTCGGATCTGTGTACAAGATACCGTTGACTTTCATTGCATTGGCTTTGATAACACGGAACAATGGTTTCGGAGAATAAGTGATATCAGCTATCGGAAGGAAATTGACAAAGACTTTATAAGTTCCGTGGTGTTGTCCACTTTTGGCTTCGACTTCAGTGTAACCTTTTTGGTAAAAGATATCGGATAATTCTTTGGCGTCTTTTAGAGCATCTGGAGAGAAAAAATCGTAGTCGGGGAGATCGACGTCGTCATCGTAGATTTTATCTTCGATAGGAAGAAGGGCATTGATGGCAATTCCGCCGTAACATACGAGGTGCTTCTTTCTTAGAAATTGCTCGACGATTTCAAAGAGGCGCTTGATTTCAGGGCTTTGCACGACACGCTTGGCCATTTTTTCCTGAGCCTGATCGACTTGCATACGTAAAATGGCGAGCTCGCATTCTTCGTAGGTCATTTTTTTGCTACATATTTTCGAATCCGATTTCATTGTTTCTTGGTTTCTCAAAAGTTGAAAGAAGCTTGCTTATATATTAGGGAGAAAAATTTAAGGGAACCCTGCAGGTTCCCTTATGATCCCTCCGGCTCCCTTCGGGGAGGTTTTTCTGGACAAGTCCAGAAAATCATTATCCCCTTCAGATATTAGTTTTTAAGGTTTTGGGCGCGCGATATACTAGATAATACTGACAACAAATTAAGGGAGACATACTTCACTACGTATTTTCCCTTAATTTTTTGTGGAAACAAATCTAAGAATCCCGCGCCGAGTTATTCTATACCTCATTCCCCGAAGGGAGCCGGAGGGGGTAAGGGGGTAAGCAAGCGAAGAACCCGCCGGGTTCCCCCTACTAGACGTTAAAACTATAATAATCAGCCGAAACTGTTCTTGTTTGATATGATAAAGCAGGATTTTGTGGTATTGGGTCGGGTATTGTAACAGGTTGATATCGTAAGTTTGCAGGTTTCAATTGAAAAGCATACCCGTATTTGTCAAAGAATTCAACCATCGATTCTAAATAATTATCTACTTGTTGATAACGCATTGCAATCATTTGACATCCTGTTTCTCTACAGACAATAGGGTTTGGATTAGCTGGATTCGTACCATTATCCGGTAATACAATGGTCATATTGGTTTTATTATAATTTTGTAATTCTGTGATATCAGGCGAGTACTGAACATCGTAATAAGGAAGCGCACGCATAAAGATAGAATTACTTGTTAGATTCACAAACTCCATTAATTCTTTGTTTTGTAAAAAAGAAGTCTGGCTTCGATCGACAATGATAATGATTTTACCTAAAAGTTTTAATATCGGTGTATTTCCTAAATTCATTCCATAATTTTCATAACTATAATCCTTACCAAGCACCAAATCCTCATATGATTTAAACACCTTGGCTAAATTCGTAAACATCGTCTGGTTATTACTCATAATTCGTAAATGAATGATAATGGGATCACTCGGGTTAGGAGCCGTACTACTTGAAAAAGCATAGTTTTTCAATGTCTCCATTACTTCGGAAAAAGCCACACTGTTGAAGGTTTCTTTCACATAAAAGTTATCAATAGTAGAAGTAGCTACGACAGGATTATCATTAATAGAATAAATTTCAAAATCGAGACCACGAACACCTTGTTTTAATACACTTTTTAAATTACATATATTTACAAAATCATTCTTGTAAGATCCTCCACTGCAAGCATTATAAGCCGTTTTCACATAATAATCATTGAAATTTCCACTAAAGTCTGGATTGGAAGAACGAATGGATTGTAAATGGTTATCTAATTTACCATACAAATTGTTCATAAAGGTACATTCACTTGCCTCCAAACTAGAGATATAGAAAGTGTAAACTATCATACCGATTACAAGAAATACAATAAAAAAGAAAACCATCAGCGCAATAAAGTTCTCATCTAGGTTTTGTATTTTTTTCATTATTTGGGAGGTATCTAACAACGAATTGGTGGAACTAGGATTTATAGAAGAAATAGGATGAGTTGACATACTTATACTATTCTATTATTTTTTATCCTTTATCAAAACAGAGAAAACTATTCTTATGTGAATATATATAAAAAATAAATACTTAGTATATCTATAGCTCTTCCCTTTTAAAAAAATGGCAGGAGGTTTATTAAATTTAGTAAGCGAAGGACAACAGAATGTTCTATTAAACGGTAATCCATCGAAAACATTTTTCAAAACAACCTATGCCAAATATACCAATTTCGGATTGCAAAAATTTCGTATTGATTATGAAGGATCAAAAACTCTACAAATGACAACGGAATCAAGTTTTACCTTTAAAGTACCTAGATATGCGGATTTATTAATGGACACTTATTTGTCCGTCACTTTACCTAATATATGGAGTCCTATTTTACCTCCCCAAGAAATTGTTCAGCCAGACGGAACTACTTTGGTAACCGACTGGGCACCTTATGAATTTAGATGGATTCAATTTATTGGCCAACTAATGATTTCAAAAGTTAGTATTACTTGTGGTAATCAATTATTACAAGAGTTTTCAGGAGATTACATATTGAATGAATACCAGCGTGATTTTGGTGGAAACAAAAATTTATTAATGACTGTTATGTCTGGTGGAGATTTGGAGATGGTTGATCCAGCCAATTGGAGTGGACGTAGAGGTCATTATCCAAACGCTTATTATACCGAAGATCCTGCTGGTCCTGAACCTTCCATCCGTGGTCGTCAGCTCTTTATACCATTGAATGCGTGGTTCCAATTTAAAGCCCAAATGGCCTTTCCTTTGATTTCTTTACAATACAACGAATTGCATATTACAGTTACCTTTCGTCCTGTCAATGAACTTTTCCAAATTCGTGATGTTTATGATGTCTATAATAAGTACCCTTATGTGGCGCCGAATTTCAATCTTTTTTATATGCAATTCTATCGTTTCTTACAACCTCCACCGGATGTGGAACTCGGTATTAATTCGTATGTGGATTTAAGAACCGGTTGGAATGCGGATGTTCATCTTATTTCCACCTATTGTTTCCTGTCCAATGATGAATCTTATTTGTTTGCCAAAAACGAACAAAAATATTTGTTTAAGCAAGTGTATGAAAAGGTGTTTTACAATGTAACAGGTCCCAATAAAGTACAACTGGATTCGATTGGAATGGTGATTACATGGATGTTTTATTTTCAGCGTAGTGATGCTAATTTACGAAATGAATGGCATAATTATACCAATTGGCCTTATAGAACGTTACCTTATCCTGGTGTACCTGCGCCTACTACTGGTACTTACCCTATAATGGGAAAATATATTGGTCCCGGAGTAAATCCAGATGGAACCTCCACTGGACTTTATATCAGTGGAAATTATACTGAAGCGAATCAACAAGATATTTTAGTTTCGTTAGGAATTTTATTTGATGGACAATACCGGGAAAATATTCAACCAGCTGGCGTTTATCAATATATCGAAAGATTTACCAAATCTTTGGGTTTTCTTGATAATAACTTGTATTGTTATGATTTTTGTTTAAATACGGATCCATTAGATTTACAGCCTTCCGGTGCCATCAATATGAGTAGGTTCAATACCATCGAATTAGAATTTACCACGATTATTCCTCCCTTGGATCCGCTCGCACAAAGTTTAACTATTTGTGATCCGGATACGGGGAATATTATTGGTATCAACAAACCTACTTGGCGAATCTATGAATACAACTACAATTTAGTTGTTTTTGAAGAACGATACAATATGGTGAACTTCGTTGGAGGTAATTGCGCGTTGATGTATGCCACGTAGGGGGACATACGTCCCCCCTACAACCCCCTCCTTGTTTTAAATAAATGATAACTCGGCGCGTAATTTATTAGATATTTTTCTACAAAAAAATAATGCTTTGCAATATTTTTTTGTCCATCTTTTCTACTATACACGCGCGCCCAAACTTTATATATTAAAAACTAAAACAACAAGGAGGGGGTTGTAGGGGGGACCCCGTAGGGAGTCACCCTACCTACGTACCTAGAGACTCGGTAACGGTGCCAAACACAATTTTATCTCCCCCAAACTCGCCACATTATACTTCACAACAAGCGGTAAATCATTCTCCAAGTAAATCTCAATTTGATCACATAAATTAGTACATTTAATGAAGTAGCCAAGATTTTTCAAAGAAAATTCACCTTGAATAATCTTCGACGAGCTCTGCTTCAAAATAAATTCCATACTTCCGTCCGATTCAGTTCGATGGATTTCTGCGGAAGCAAATTGCCCCGAACATTTAAAAATCAATTCATTCCCTACTGATTTGATCTCCAACTTATCAGAAATACAAGACAAGTCACGAATAATTTTCTGGAAATCATTCGATGGTAAATTAATGACGGAAGAAAATTTCACATCAGGGTACTCCAACTCTTCTGGTTCGGGCTCTATCAACCTGAGCTTCTGGGTTTTACATTGTTTAATATCACCATTTTCAAATTTGAGCGCTAAATGAGAAACAATCCCGTCCGCATAATCCCCGTTTTCAATATAAATGGTGAGCGTATCATTGTTATCAATCGTATTAATTAGTTTAAAAAGATGAAACATATTGACACCAATAATGATTTTCTCCTTTTTACATTCATAGAATTCAAAATTCTGAGCTTCCAAAAAAAGATGAGCTAAAATAGTATGAGATTTATCCATATTGATAATACGAACACCATCCGGACAAAAAGTAATATTGGTTTCCAGTAAAATATCTTTGAGCGCTGTCATTAATGTCCGAAAAGGAGAAATCTGAACTGTTTTAATAGTAAGTACATTTCCTGAATTTTCCATAAATGCGTTTGTAAAATACTTTTTTCTTATATTACCTTTTTTGAACGAATCTTTAAATCGTTATGAAAGAAATAAATATAGTTTTCATTTTCATTTTCATTTTCATTTTCATAAAGAATGTGTTGCTTCTTTTACTTTACTTTAGGAGCTCTTCTTAGAGTTTTCCCGTATTTCTTAACGGCCTTCTTTGCCATTCGAAGCCCTAAACTTCCTGGTCGACAACCAGATTCTAAAATCGAATAATCGATTACACCCGCTTTTCCAGAGGTAAGTGCACTAGCTAGACGTGCTTTTCCCCACGATTGGGCAGTTTGATTCGGCCTTGATCCAGAAGAAAAATAAGCGCCCTCCCCTTTTTGAATGATTTTAGCTAGAGCTTCTTTTTTACATCCGGAGGATTTGGCTAAATCATTGCTCGCATCAATAGAATCTACCTTGTATAACTTTTCTGCTTGTTGAATATAGCTTGATGGTTTGGAATGAAAAGAGGCTATCTTCTTACGCGTATAGTATTTATTTTTACTGGAACTACGATACGCCTTTCTAGATTTGAGTAATTCCTTTCTTTGTTTCTCTCGATCTTTTTTAGTTAGACTTTTGGGTAAATATCGGATTGGAAACATTTATACTTTTATTTTGTTTTGTTTTATTGGAATATAATATATTAAGATTATACTTCTGAAAAGATTTATACCTTTGAAGATTTCCGGTTTAATATATTATATATTCGAGAGAAAGAGAGAAAATACGAGGTTCTTTAATTCAGTTATAATCTCCGATTTATTTTAATGCTGCAACTCCGACAAAAAAAAGGACAAACAATAAGAATAAATAAGGAATAATAACTAATAACCAAGAAACTACAGTAAATCCTTTCTTACATAAAAAGTTCAAGAACCAGGACCATACAAAAATAAACAATCCATTCATCAAAAAAGATGACAGATTAAAATTCATAAAGGCACCAATAATTAAAGTAATGATGGAAACCACGAAATACAAATAGGCAGGGGTACAAAGCTTTGAAAGATTCATTGGATAATATATTATATCATAATATATTATTTTTTACAAGTATTGTCTAAAGTATACAACGGATGAATTTAACCGGCATTACCTGCAACAAATTGTAAATCAACACCGGATGTACTGTGAATACCACTGATAGGAGATGGACTCAAAGAGTAATTCACGCCATTACCACCGCGCATTTTTCTTGATTTTCCCTTGAACAATTTTACCGCGCCGAATTTTCCTTTCTTGGTTCCGTAGCCGGCTTTTAAAAGACGCTTTTCCTTTTTGGCAGTAGCGTGTTTGGCTCTGGAAACAAGTCTTCCGGCTTTGTTCTTCATTAAATCCTTCTTCATAAGACCTCCTGCGGTCTTACGGCAAGTTCCGTGCCAAACCTCCGCACGTGATCCAACAACCTTGTTATAGGTCTTTCCCTTGACCATTACTTTTCCGTGGTGTCTAGTATAATGCTTCATTATATATATTATGTGGAGATTAAAAATAAGGGAACCTAAGGTTCCCTTATGATCCCTCCTCTTCTATTCGGGTATGATAACCAATAAGGTTTTTGGCGCGCGAGTATATTACACGATTTTGACAAAATAATTTACGCGAAGCAGTTACTTTTTTGTTTATATCTTGTAAGATTTCCGCGCCGAGTAAATAAATAATTTCCTTCCCCGAAGGGCAAAGGGAGGGGGGAAGGGGGAACCGTAGGTTCCCCCTAGAAGTTCCTCAAAGGTTTTCCGGACCCCCCTGGTTGTCCCGGCGTTCTTCCTAAATAATTCACATTAATTGGTTCATTCAAATAAAAATTCCCAAATCGAGTTCTTCCTCCTAAAGAAGCTCGTGAAGAGAGAATATTTCCTATTCGTTGATTGGTAGAAACATTCGCAAAGCTGGTATTAGAATCATAATTCTTATTCGTCAGGTTTTCATAAGAACAATTATAACTCGGACACACGTTTATGCTTTGTAAATTTGTATACAAAATAAGTTTTGACGCGGTAGATTTTCGCCCTGGAGTAAAGTGTTGATAGGATGGCATTACTATTTATTTTTAAAAAAAGTGGAGCAAAAAAAGTAAAAATAGGCCGATCTGTTTTCCGAAAGGATTCAATTACTTACATCATTCCTCCCCAAAAGGGTTCCTTTGGACTAGTCTGATTTATAGTCTCCTGACTGGTTGTTTTATCTTGAGTTTGGGTTTGGTTTTGACTACTATTATTAGAAGTATCATCAATACCAAGTAACCCTTCAAAAGCAAATTTGACAAAGACAAAGGTAATAATGACAACAAATAACCAACTAATAAATTCCTTGATAAAATTAATCATTTGAAACGTTTCATTACCGGGTAACACCTTTGTTACACTTTGAATATTCAGTTTCAACAAAAGAAAAATGATTCCAGGGATAATGACATCTCCTACTAAAGACTGGATTACATCTTTTGTCACTAAAGCAATGGATACTCCTGCTGCTGTACCGACAATATTGTTGTCTGCAATGAATTTCTTTAAATTGTCTACAAATTGGGTTTTTTGATTGGGTAAATCAGACATATTATTTGGTAATAAAGACATCGGTTTTCAATCGAGATATGAGTTATATATTATATATCTAACACTATAAAAAAATTGATTTAAAGTCAAAGAGTCAAAGAGTAAAAGTAAAAGTAAAAGAATCTAACTTTGAAAAAATGACCACTACTTTGAAATCAGACGACACCTTTTTGACCAATAAGTATCAACAAAAAACCGACAAACAACATATTCTCGATAATCCAGATACCTATATTGGATCGGTAGAAAAAGTGGATGCGGACTTATGGGTTCTGGAAGATCAACTATTGGATAACGCTAATAAATCAGTAAAAATCGTAGAAAAAAACATTTCTTATATTCCGGGTTTATTCAAATTGTTTGATGAAGGTATTGTCAATTGTCGAGATCACGTTATTCGTCAGGCGCAAGCTATTTTGAACAAGGTCGAAAATGCTTTACCTGTTTCCAATATCGATATTTCGATTGAATCCGATGGAACCATTGTAATGTATAACGACGGTAACGGGATCGATGTCGCTCAACATCCAGAGTATAAAATCTGGATTCCAGAGCTCATTTTCGGTCATTTACGTACTTCGACCAATTATGATAAAACGGAAAAAAAGATTGTCGGGGGGAAAAACGGTTTTGGATTCAAGCTTGTCTTAATCTGGTCGACTTATGGATCCGTGGAAACTGTTGATCACGTCCGCGGTTTAAAATACAAACAAGAATTCAAACATCATTTGGACGAGATTTGCAAGCCAGTAATAACGAAATGTAAAAGCGCGAAACCTTATACCAAAATCACCTTTCGTCCTGATTATGCCAAATTTGGGATCCCAGAAGGTTTATCTGAGGATCTACTCGCGCTTTTGAGGAAACGTGTCTATGATATTTCCGCAATAACGGATAAACAAATCAAGGTGAAATACAATGGACAAGTCATTCCTGTGAAAAACTTTCAACAGTACATTGATTTGTATATTGGATCCAAAGACGCAACCGTTCGTGTTTATGAAGAAGCGAATGAACGTTGGGAATACGCCGTGGCCTTGGCACCTAACCAAGAATTCGTTCAAATATCTTTCGTTAATGGTATTCATACGTATAAAGGCGGAAAACACGTCGAGTACATTTTGGGTCAAATCACCCGGAAATTAGTCGAGTATATTGAGAAAAAGAAAAAAGTGAAGGTCAATGCGAATTCAATTAAGGAACAGTTGATCCTGTTCTTACGTTGCGATATCGAGAATCCAGCGTTCGATAGTCAAACGAAGGATTTTATGAATACACCCGTGGCCAAATTCGGGTCTTCCTGTACGGTTTCCGACAAATTTATTGAAAAAGTGGCGAAAATGGGGGTAATGGATTCGGCTTGCGCCTTGACTGAAGTAAAAGAATCGAAGTTGGCGAAGAAAACAGATGGCGCCAAAAGTAAAAACATTCGCGGAATTCCCAAGCTGATCGATGCCAATTGGGCTGGAACCGAAAAATCCAAAGATTGTCTCATTATCTTTTGTGAAGGAGATTCAGCTAAAGCCGGTATTGTTTCGGGCCTCACCGCGGATGATCGTAATACGATTGGTGTGTATCCAATGAAAGGTAAGATCTTGAATGTTCGTGGAGAAAATATAAAGCGAATCAATGAAAACAAAGAAATTGCGGAAATCAAAAAGATTCTAGGCTTGGAATCCGGTAAGGAATACACGACGTTGGCCGAAGTTCATAAACATTTGCGATATGGACGCGTCCTCTTTATGACAGATCAAGATCGAGATGGATCTCATATCAAAGGTCTA